GCGCGATCGCTCATGACTTCGCCCTCCCTCGCTTCGCCCGAGCTGCTTTCTTGCCGCGTCGAGGCACCTCAACAGCGACGACATTCGGATGGACGGCCCATGAGCCATCCTCTTTGACCGTCGTGATGATGCCGCCCTTGAGCGGGGTATCGGTCGGCAGGAGGTATCCCGCCGACCACAGATATTCGTAGGTGAGGTCCATTACTGGTCAGCGAAGGTCGGAGCCGTGGCCGATACGGCGAACCCGCTCACCGTCCACAGCGTGCCGTCGCAGATAAGGCGAACCCGAGTTCCACCCTGCGGCAGGTTTATCTGCAGCTTGGAGTTCGAGTTGCCATCAGGAGCAACGACTACGATCTCGTCACCTGCCGCGTCGGAGTCGGTATCCAGATGCACGATGGCGCCGACATAGTAGTTCGTGTCAGAGCCGGTCGAGATGATCCAGTCATGACCATCGGCAGCGCCAACCGTGGCGATGAGATCGAAATCGAGCCCCGCCTTGGCGGCAGGAAGCGTAAACGTCCGATCCGCCGACACATTGGCAACCAGGTGAGGCTTGCCGCTGTGCTCAGCGGAAAGCGACGTGTTGGCGTCGCCGACAGCAATCGGACTGCCAGTCTGCTGGAGTGTCCCGACTTTGACGGCCGAGTCCTTGTAGAGGTCGTGCGTGCCAGTGTTAGCCATGTGATTTCTCCTTGTGAAGGAGACGGGCCGAAGCCCGCCTCACATGTCTCAGTTGGCGAGCACGTAGGTGACGTAGACCTCAGCCACGCCGGCCGACGCGTTGTTGTTCTGGCCGTTGTAGATGCAGGTCACGGTCGTATCGACGGTCTGCTTGATGTTGGTCGTCGCCGCCAGTTCATCGAGGGCGATGAAGCCGACAGCAGACAGGTCGAGCAGGGTCGCGTAGGCGTTCGGATCAGCGGTGGACGAGCCCCCCGTGAACCCGACATCCAGCGTATCGGTGCCGGAGTCGTTGAACGCAGTAACCACGTGCACCCCGCCGCCGATAACGGTCGCATTCGCCGGCAGGTAGCCGATGATGATTTCCGTGTTCTCGGTGGCGTAGGTGATCTGCTTGTGCAGGTAGTGAACCTGCTGAGTCTCGAGCCGGCGGGCGGTCGAGCCTGCGGTGTTGGTAGCCATGGCTCAGCCTCCTTAGCTGGTGTGGGCCGCGGCATACGAAGACACCACAACGGTGCCGAAATCGGCGCTGTTGAACTGGGTCTTCTTCATGCCGAAGATGGACATGACCGAAACTTCGAGCTTGCGCTTGTGATCGAGCAGCTCTTCGTTCCACGAGTAATCGGTCTCGCCGCCGTCCTTGGAAGTCGCCATGGCGACAGCCTGGGCGCCGAGCAGAACCGCCCGGCGGGTATTGGGGACAGAGGTCGTCGGGGTGCCAGAGTTCGCGCCGAGCGTGACGTGATTGGCCTTCTTCAGGATCACGTTGTTATGCTCGCCGAGAGCGTCGGTGTAGATCGGGTTCTTGCTCGCCGATCCGTTGGCCAACGCGGCCTTCTGGATGTCGAGCCACTGCCCGGTCGAGGTGTTGGTGCGGAGGTCCGTGACCTGGTAGGGATGCAGGTACATGACGTACTTGCCGCCCGAGATATCCCGGCCGTCGTCGTAGCCTTCGACGTTGAGCGGGCGCACCGGGTTGGACTGGGTCTCCGCAACTTCGCGGGCGATGTCGACCATGCGGAGCGTGAACACGTCATCGCTCGCCAGGTTTTCGTCGCCATCGGAGTTGTTGTTGGCGGCGTCGACCCATATCTGCCGGCCCGACGACGGAGCGATGATCGCGTTGTTGCCACGGTACTTCGCGCGGGTCTCCGGGGTGTAGCCGCAGACATGGTTGAAGAAGATCGTGGACAGGCGCTTGGACCACCAGGCACGCAGACCCATGCGGGCTGCATCGCGGAGGTTGAACGGCACCCGCTGGTCATCGATCGAACGACCCTTGTTGGGGATGCCGACGACGTGGCCAAGCTCGTTGATGACGATGGCGTCCGAATAGATGGACAGCGACTCGCCATTGCCCTCGGCGATTTCACTTTCGGTGAAACCGTCGCCAGTCAGCTCGGTCATCAGGGAGAACGTCACCTGATCGCCGGCTGACTTGGATGTCTCGGGCTTGAGCTGGATGATGGAATTCGCGTCTTCGCCGATGAGCGCGGAGATATCGGTCCGATACACGATCTGGAAACCGAGACGCTTCGCCCACAGCTTGACGGCATTGGCGTCATTCACGCCAAAGGTCGTGGTTGCCATTTCTGGCTCCTATTGCTGGGAAATGTTGGGTTTGCGCCGCGCGATAACGCCCGCTTGGCATGGCGAAGCCCCGCTACGTGAGGGGCAGACGTTGCCGGTCTAACGGTCCCGGCGCCGAAGCATGGCTGTAGTGGCCGCTATGCGTAGGCCTTCATCAGGGCTGACTTGGCAGGATCAGCGCCCCATGATCTCGTCAAACTTGGCCTCGTTGCCCTTCTTGGACATCCAGGCCTTGAATTCCTTGTCGCTCATGCGGGCCAGGGCCTTGGCGTCGAGCGGAGCGATGGTCTCGCCGCCCGGTGCATCGGAAAGGCTCTGGTGCCTCTGCTGGGCCTCTGCCACGGCCCGCAGATTGGGTTGCGCCTGCGGTGCAGGGGTCGGGGCCGGAGCGGCACCCGTGAACCCGCGCATCTTGGCGAATTTGTAGACCTGTTCGGCCGGATTGACGCCGGCCTTGATGCTCTGCTGAACGATGCCGTCCCATTCCTGCAGCACGGCCTGTTCGCGCTGCTCCTTGGTGGACAGCGGATACATCAGCTCGAGTTCTGCCTCGCGGCTCTGGCCGGCGAACTGCACCGCGGCGTCGTAGTCGGGCGCGGAGGCGCGGAATGCGTCCTCGATCGACCCGAGCCGCCCCAGCGTCTGCTGGCGTTCGTTCTGCTGGGCTTGCGCCCGGCGTTCCTCGGCCGTCTGCTGCGACTGGGTCTGAAACTGGTTCACCAGCCAGTTGATGCGGCCGATAACGTCATCCTCAGGCGGGATTTCTGCCACAGCCGGCTTGGCTGCTGTCTCGGGCTGCTGGCGGTTGAACATCGCCAGCATTTCGTTGGTGCGGGCTTCCAGCAGGGCGTTGCGCTGCTTGGCCTCGCGGGCCTCGGCTCGGGCCTCCTGCAACGCCCGGAGATCGACCGTCTTGGGGTCTTCCGGCTTGGCTGCGGGATCAGCTACAACCTCTGGTGCCTTGATAACGTCCTTGACGCCAGGATGGGTCGCCTCGACTACCGGCGTAGGTTCATCGTCGGCAATCGGGATATCGTCGTTGTCGTCGGCCGGAGACGAGATGGTCGCCAGTTCCTCGGCAGTCGGGCCAAGGCCGAGGCTTTCTTCGGTCGGCGAGGTGCGGGCCATTATTCGCCCTCCCCGTTGTCGAAGCCGCTCTGGAAGGCCTCATAGGCCCGAACAGCCCGCTTGCGCTGCTCGTCCAATTCTTCAGCCTCCGGGAGCGCGGCGTCCTGCGCTTCCTTGGTGAGTTGTGCCCACTTCTGGGCTTCGTCACGCAGCCGAGTCTCCTCGGCGAACCTCATCGCTCGTTCGTCCATTTTATTCCTGCCATGTTGCCAATTGGTGCCGGGATGACCCGCCCGGCCGGGAATTGCGAAGCGCGCCGTCTATCGGGACGGTGCCGCGGCGCGCCTCTGAGCGCTTCCAGTTGTTGGCCGCTTGGCCCTGGTAAGCGCTGTTCCTACTCAGCCTGCGCTGTCTGGCGCGTAATGGCTGCGTTTGCGCGGGTTGCCATGACCTGCGCTGCGATCTTTTCCATATCGGCTTCATGCCGCTCGCGGTCGCGCTGGCGCTCCATCGCCATCTGCTCCATCGACTGCTGGAACTCCTGACGGCTGACGGCCATATCCATCGCCGCTTCCTGCTGCGCGGCTTCAGCTTTCACCATCTCCGCCTGCCCACTCGCGCCCTCCGCCTGCGCCTTGGCGTTGTTCAGGGCTGCTTCGGAGGTCGTCTTGTCGATCTCGGCCGCCGCCATGCGAGCCGCGTTCGCCGCAGCTTCCTGAGCCTCGGGATTTGGCGCCTTGGCCATTTCCTCGAGTTCCGACACCACCGACGACGGGAGCGGCGAGTATTTCAGCGCCTTGAGGATGTATTCTGGCGGGATGACCTTGCCGACCAGCGGGAGCATGCCTTGGATGACGCTCCAGATCTGCTCTTTCTGGTTCGGGGCGTTCGGAGCGTCGTCCACGATGATGTCGTAGGTCTTGTCGGCCTCTTTCATCAGCGGCACGTACTGCTCGTTTTCCTCGCCAGCGATGCGGATTAGCGTGCCATCGGGAATATCGGTCTGCAGGTAGTAGAGGATCACCCTGCCCTGCAGCTCGCGATAGAGCTTCAGCCCGTCAAAGAACGGCTGCAGGATGGTCATACCGCTCTGCCGGCGCTGATACTCCAGCGATGCCGCCTGGTCGCTCTCGCGCTGCCCTAGAAGCTCCAGGGAGACGCCCGACACGTCCCGAATGGACGAAATGGCGAACTCGGTGAGCTGCTGGAACCCGACCGGGAACTGGGTCTGAGGCTTTTCCTTGACCTTCTGGCCCGAGATCGCCCCGTCTTCCATCATGGTCACGCTATCGGGCTGTGACCACTCCTGCTCGGCCTTGCGCGGGTCTGCGAATGCACCACGCTCCGCCATGATGCCGCCCTTGGCGTTGGCGTTCATGATGTGCATCATCTGCGCCAGCCACTTGTTGGCCCAGCGCTGCGGATCTTTCATCGCCCGGACGGCGCCGTACCATGTGCCCTTGTTGCGATCGAACTTGCCGGTGACGCACTGCAGCGAGAATTCGTCGTTGCAAGGCGCTGGGCCGTAGCTCAGCACCACCTCGCCGAAGAACGCCTGTTTCCGCACCTTGCGCTTGAACTTGACGCCCTGCATTTCCATGCCGGCGAACTGCTTAAGCCGCTTGTTGGCGCTGGCGTATTCCTCGGACGTGAACTCGGCCTGCTGGCCGGTCATCGGATCTTCGGCAACCCAGTATTCTTCCTTTTCGATCCACTGGCACTGCACGACGGTGACATAGCCATCCTCGCCGTTCTCGCGGGTGGTGTTGTCCTCGGAGCGCATCAGGTCGGCTTCGGAGTTAACCTCCGACCAGCCGGCGTGCAGATCGTCCTTGGCAAAGCCCGGGAACATCGCCTTGGCTTCGTTGGTCGGAATGCGACGGACGCGCCAGACGCGGCGAGCGTCCTTGAGATTGCGCTGCCGGGCGTCCCGGTCCCACGCCATCTCGAACGGGTCTAGTTCCTCAATGACCGGCTTTGGGTCCGGCCCATCGGAGAGGTTGAGTCGGGTTTCGGTCCAGCCCATGCCGCAAACGATCATCGAGGCGAACATGGCGCTATCGGCGTAGTCGCCATAACCCTCGTCACGGAACCACTGCCCCGCGGCTGTGAGTAACTCGTTCGGCTTCACGTCGCCGAGTTCGCGCGGGATATATCGCACCTCGCGGCGGTTGCCGATCTCGTAGCCCGTGATGGCGTCGATGATCGGGCCGATGCGATTGAACACGACTGCCGGGCGCTTGCGCTTCTGCAGCACCTTCAGTTCGTCTTCGCTAAACTGCCGGTTGGCGACGAAGTCGAAGTCTTCCTTGGCCTCAGTGCGCCAGTCGCGCGCCTTGTCGCGGTCGGGGATGTACCACTGGCGGAAGCGCAGCGGGACGGGCTCGCCCTTCTTGATCGCTCCGTCTAGTACGTCACCCATGAGTCATCAGCCTCCTCGCGGTCGTAGTAGCGGCTCTTGTGCCGATCACCGTCATGGGCAACTTCCGCCTGTACTGCATGCCCACTCTGGGCAAACGTCAGGAATGCGTCGGCGCCGTTCGACTCCGGCCCGTGGTGCGGATGGTCCTTCCACACTGACCGCCGATCGTCCCACTCTTTGCGGTAGGCCTTGAGGCGCTGCATGCCCTCTTTGGTGCCCGCTTCGTCAAATGCCACCGTGCCGAACTTGCGCCGGCCGATCTTCACCGCTTCCCACTTGTCGGGGTGGCGGCTGACGATGTTCGGGCGGAAGCCCAGCCGCCCCATGACAACCATCGAGCCCTCTGGGGTCCAGATCGTCTTGCGGTCGCCGTCATGCGGCAGATAGTGCTTGCCGAACACCGCCTGGCGCTCATCGGCCCATGCCTTGAGCCAGCGCAGATAGTGTTCGATGCCCTCGCCTGAATTCTCGTAGTAGCCGATCATCGTGGGCTGCGAGCCAATATCCTGCTCGAGCCAGATGGCGGTTTCGTCGCTGTGCCCGAGGTCCCAGAACGTGTTGACCGGGCGCGTCTTGTCGAACGGGAAGTTCCCGATGCGCTTGTGCTTGTAGGCAATGGCGATGTCGTCAGCGAAGATCGCGCCTTCAATCGCCTGCTCGAATGCCTCCTTGGCGGTCGCAGGATACTCGCGCTTCATGTCGCTGCCCTGCTGGCGCTCTTCCGTCACCCACCAGTTGCGCTGCTCTAGTGATAGCGTCGTGCCGGCCTCCCGTTCGATCTTGTCGAAGTAATCCGTGTCGTCGGGCGATATCGGCACGTTGGTGCGGGCCATCGCGTAAGTCGGCTCGGCCCACCATGGGAAGAAGAAGAATTTGTAGTCCTTGCGGGTCAGGTCGACGCCGCGCAACGCCATCTCCTCGGCAGCCACTGACTTGTCGTGGAAGTCGCCGCCCTCGCCTTCGGCCGTGCTCTCGATGGTGATCACACCACGTTCAGCAGACGGAAACGCACCAGAGCGGATTTCCTGCGCCTTGTCTGGGAACTGCGCACAGATCTTGCCGTACTCGGAGACGTGCAGCCAGTTGACCGTGCCGGAGCGGGTAGAGGTCGAAACGCGGATCGAGCTGTTGTTGGCGAGCGCCAGGGTGTCTGCGCTGTCCTGTGTCAGAGCCAGAGCCGTTCGCAACCCATCGTCCAGATTGTCGTAGGGAAACTTGACCTTGTTCTTGAAGATGATCTTGGCATCATCGAGCTTGTGGGCAATGACTGCGGCCTGCACGTTGGGAGTGAACAGGCAGTCATCGAGATAGACCAGGCAGCAGAACGTGGTGAACCCGAGCTGACGAGCCTTGAGTATCAAATTCCGGCTGTGGATGCCGTCGAGGAACTGAAGCTGTGCCCAGTTCGGCTCGAATTTGACCGACTTACCGTCCTTGTTGACGATGCGGTATAGGTTTGAGAGCCGCCAGCGTGGATCTAGGAACTGGTCGGGCTTGAGCTGCGCTGCCACGCTTCTCTGCCTCGCGAAATTAGAGCCCGAGTATCTTCGGCACAGCGAGCAAACCGAGCCACATAAGCACGGCCACGAGCACCAGAAGCGGAATCCCCCAGGCGCTGGGCACCCGGTCGAGTAGTCCAGCGACAAAGCGCCAAAAGCGTTGCATGCTGGGAGTCTAGATCGCGGCCCTGCACTTGTGAATCGTGCTTATGCAGTTGGTCCCACGGTTCTGACGTTCGCCGTCCCATACTCTCGGAAGGTCGCGAAGTTGCCGGAGCTTGCCGCGGTGTCTTCCTCTACAAACCGCACGCTGGCGAAGGTCGGGCCCTGGGTGGTGATGTCCATCGTGTTGTCAGAACCGCCGTTGTCTATCCGAACGATGAGGGCGTTCGCCACGGTCCACGCTGGCGCCATCACAGTGACGTTGATCAGGCAGTCCGTGAATGCCCCGATGATCAGCGGCGTCGATGAACTCTGGACGTTTCCTGCATAGTTTATCGTGATCAGCCCAAAGTCGATAAAGCGGACCACATCCGCCTCAGGCCACGCCAGCACCGAAGTGATGACCTCGTCGCTCATGTCTGCCGGGCAGTTCAGAACGATAGTGGAGAACTGCGTGTACTCCGCCAGCCCGGAGCCCGGCCCGCCTGTCCCCGGCATGTTTATGGCGCCCGTTGTCGCCATGTCGGCGTCGGACGTTCCTGTCCATTCGATCGGGCCGAAGGTGAACGGCGCCGCCAGTGTTCCTGTCGTTTGCCACTCTAGGATGCCGCTCGGCCGCGCTCCGACCATCGATCCCACAGACCCGCCGGCTATCCCGATAAACTTGAAACTGTGCGGCGGGGATGCCGCATGGATGGTGCCCGGCACCGCGGGGCCAACGTCCACCAGATCCCCGACCGTCACATTGTAGTTCGGACGCTGCGTCGTGAAGTAAATGGCGTGGCAGGCTATTTCCCAGGTGTAGGTGGCGACGTTCAATTGCCCCCAACGCCGGGTGATCATCCCTTCGAGGCTCAGCCCGTCGACGCCCCACGCCAGAAGCCCCATGGTAACGCCGTCAAGGTCCATCGAACCAAGAATGCGAATGTTGGTGCTCGGGCTGCCGTCCTCGTAGTCGCTTATCGTGATCGCCCGCTGCATCAGCGTAGCGCTGGATGAGTAGTCTGTGGCCAGAAAGCGCGGGTTTACGAACTCCACATCGCTGCAACCAAACAGGCCAAAAGCCGCCATCACATCGCGCCGGGGGAAGCCGTTGGCGCTCCGGTCCAGCACGTCATCATAGAACGAGGCGTTGGCGGCCGGCAGCGAGGTCTGCGCGGTGCCGGAGAAGTAGATCACCGGGCTGTTGATCCTGAGCCCACTCACGCCTTTCGCCCAGAACAGTGGCAGCCCGAATGCGTCCCAGGTGACTGAGCCGGCCCCTACGAAGTCAATACGCAGGCCATCGAACAACCGCAGCGGGTCGTTCTGGTCTGTCATGGCGACCGATACCGGTACGTCTATCACCAGCCGCTTGCTGGCCTGCGCCGCGCTCAAGGCAGATTTCAAGGCCGCGAGGTTGTTCCCGTAGGCGCTGACGCGAACCAAGGCGGGAGTTAGAATGATCTGTCGAACCGCAGAGAGCAACGGCCTGCCCTCGCTTGTTATCGTGCCCGCAACGAATTGATGGTGAAGGCCGAGGTTCCCGCAGCGCCGCTGAAAGTAATGACGATGGCGCCCGACGCCCCAACCACCAATGCCGTCGACGTTGTGCCCGTCGCGGGGCCATAAATCACCGGCCCAGTCGGCGTGTTCCTGACGAGCACGGGCTGTGTGGCGGTGATGTTGATGGCGTAGGCCCGCCCGTTCGTAACCGGGAACGTCACATACGACTGGTTCGATCCGTCCACCCGCGTGACAGACCCAACGCCCGTTGCTGGATCATAGGTTGCCGCTGTCGCAGAGCCCAGCAGGGCTACAGTCCCGAGCCCGCGCAGTTCCGGCGTCACGAACAGCACCGGGAACGGCGGAAGCATCAGAGCCCCACAGCATGCAGCGTGACGATGTGAGCCACGTTTGCCGGCGTCAGCGTCGTCAAGTTCACGAGATAGCCGAACACGCCAGTACCAGCGAGCTTGATCTGCTTGTTGATGATGTTGGTCTCAACCCACTGGGTGGAGCCGAGATCAACCGCTGTGCCGAGATCTACATAGCCGAGATACGAAGCGCGATCACCGCTCGGGAGGTCGAAAGCCGCGTCATCCGCCAGCGCCGAGGGGGGCGTGACGTTGTAGAGGTAAAGCCGCCAGGCAGTTGCCTCGGCGGTGCCGCCATCGATCTCGAGCGCAGCGCTAGTTATCATGACGCGACTGGCACTAATTGCGCCAAAGGCAATCGACTGCGCGCCGCCGTTCACATCGCCAGCGACATGCGAGGCTGCTGCCGGGGTGAACGTTGCCGAAGCGCTGTAGGCCTGTCCTGCGACGGGCATCGGGTTGGATGCGCTGATGACTGCGCCACCGACGCCGGGAGCCACTGGGATCGGATTGGCAGCGCTGGCTATTGCCACACCATCCGCGCCGGCAAGTAGAGCGAGCACTGCCTGCGTGATTGCATGCTGGGCCTGATCGGTGAGTACGGTCGCCATGATGGACCTCTATGTCAGGTTGGTTCGTCTTCGGACGGGGTAGCGAGCCGCTTGCCCTCTGAGGCAATGCGAGCAAGCAGTCCGGTGATGGTGTCGTCGGCCTTGAGGTTGAGATCGGCGTCTAGGTTGAGCTTGTCGCCGTACTTCTTCGGCTGCAGCTTGGAGGCTTTCCACTTGCGGGCATCAATCTGAAGCCTCGCCAGGTTCGCGTCCTTAGCCGTGTCAGCAATGTCGATGATCTCGTCGGCGTAGAAGTCTGCCTGCTCTTCCCGCGCACGCGCGTACTGCACAGAGAACTCGCCGTCTTCAATCAGCCAAACACGAATGGTTTCAGCGGTCGGCATATCGTCAGCTTCGCAGATCGACCGAAGGCTTTTGCCCTCTGTAATCTCGAGACAGACGCGCGCTTTGATAGCTGCGGCCTCTTCGTCGGTGTATGCCATTGGAGCCTCCGCCGGGGTCGCGAGCGACAGATCGGCTAATTGGCTGAGATCGGCAGGCCACTGCTGCCTGCTCTGGTATAGGGGGATACTGGCGGGCCGCGTGTGCATTAGCGGCTCTCGTGGCTACGGCTTGCGCATTGTCACTGAGCCTGACGCGCTTCCGTCATTCTGGGCGCAGTAGTGTGCCGCCGCCAGATGAGTAGCCCACCGGGTGCGCCGAAGCGTTGGCGGGCATTGTTGTCGTTCCGGGCCGTGGGGATGACGCTTATGGAGCGTTGCTCACAATGCTAGCCGCACGTCCCCTGCGGCTCAACGCTCATACCCGGTGGAAACTTGAAACGCGGCAGGGCCTGCCACACGAACCCTACAAAATGCGCCGTCCGGAAAGACGGGCCACGGCCGGCAGAATTTCACCGTGTCACGCGTTCTCTGCTTCAGACAATAGTCTGAAAATCGCATTACGTCCTTATGCCGCGATTTGCGAAGCGTCGTCAAGCCGCTTGACCTTGTTCCCACTGAAGTGATGAGCGAGGGCGTTGAGCGCCAGCCGGCAGTCGCCCACCAGATGCCAGTGGATCTCATTGCGGGACACGATGTAGTCGAGCGCTGCGATGAGGTTGCGCCCACGGTTGGCAAACAGCATTTGCTCGGTCATGATGGCCTTCTGTGCTGCGTCGTAGCGCTTGATGGCCTGCTGGCACCATGAGGCGTAGGACGGGCTTTCGCCGGCATCGCCGCCACCACCCGAGCTGCGCAGCGCGTCGGGGCTCTTGATGGCACGCTGATAGTGCTCGCGAACCTCCAGCCACGTCTGGGCGGCATCGTACTGCACCTGGCTCATGGCCTTGGTGAGTTGCAGGCGCCCGACGAAGGTTGAGGCCTTCTGGTCCCGAGCGTCCTTCTCCGAGAGGCCGAACAGCCGCATGCGGGTAAGGATGGGTTCGAGGTTCTCCTGATATGCGTCGGTGGCCCGTGACTTTCGCCCCGAGGCTGTACGCTTTACGCCTGCTTGCTTCTTACGCCCCATCTCAGATGCCCCTGGGTTGGTGGATGTGCTAGTCTAGGTGGTTGGTCTGAGTTTGTTTCTCAGCTCGAACAGTTCCCGGAGCGGCCGAGGCTTGGCGCGGTACGCGGTGCGCCCGACGCGGCCCGGAGTGTAGTCAAACTCCAGCGGGACGATGGCCTTGAGACGCGAGGGACGTTTGTACGGACCTTTGATCTTCGGTGTCTCCGTCATTCCTTGTTCCCTTTGGATGAGAGGTGGATCAGGTAGTCGTCCACTTGCTGCCAGTCAGGCGAATAGCGCTGCAGGTTCGCGCGGTGCGGCTCCGGGCAAATGCGCCAGCCAACATCCGAGATACGCTTGAACAGCCACCACCGAAATCGACCGAATGGGCCAAGGCTCACTTCCCCTCTCCTTCGTCATTGGGTTGAGATAGGGCGCGAGCCTGTTCGATTTCGGCGGCGATCTGCTGAATGGCGCGGTTGGCCTTGCGAGCGTTGTAGGCGGCATCCGCCGCGCTCCCGAAAGCGAGCCCGATGGCCAACATCATCGCGTAGAACTGCCACCCCTTACTCATGGGAAGACCGGATGGCTTGGGCGATCTCGTCTGAGACGAAAGCTACGCCAGCGTCTGGATGATCGCCGTACAATGCAACAATCTGTGCCGCTCGCCATCGTTCTGTGAGGATGGCGCTGATGGCGATCTGTACCACTGGCGCCTTGTCTCGGTTCCCCGCTCGGATGTCCTGTGAGGCTGTTGGGGTGATCGAGTCGTAATATGATGCGGCTGCTTCGCGCGCCGCTGCCACCACGCTCTCCGGTATCGTCACGTCGCTCATGATGCCTCCGGGGTTGGGTTGCGTATGGCTCGGGCTATGCGATCAGCAGTGCGCACTTCCGCGTTTACGCGAGCATGCCACTCTGCCGTCTGCTGGCTGAGCGTTGCATCGTGCGCACTACCATCGCGCTCAGCGATCCTCGCGCAACGCTCGCGCTCAATTGCCGTCGCCTCGGAAATAGCCTTTGCGAACGCGATAGCCTCGTTCAGCCCGTCGATGATCTTCTGTCCGCTCATGATGCTCTCTCGCTTTGCTTGGGAGGGGTTAGGCGGCTGCGTTAACCGTTCGTTAGGCAAAATCAGTCACAAGAGACGTAGGGTGAGGTATCAAACCTGCCAGCCCGTCACGGTAGTCTCTAGAGGGTGATTTCAGTCCAACCGACACTATCGACGCTGTTTGGTCTCCGGATGCCCCCGGGTTCCCTGTAGAGGGCGCCACCCCCTGGTATGCAGGTCTCAAGAGACCTAGCCTCACCACTATGTGTCGTATCGAAGGGGCCGCTTCCCTGCTAAACCCCTTGGGCCGTCTTTTGAGCGCGTTCACGTCCCGCGTCTGCCCGCCGATTGAACTGTTAGGCACGTCCCTACCCGCCGTTTCCTGCCTGTTGGCAAAGCTCGTATCGGGCGTCTTGCTGAACGACATTCGCTTGCGCTCCACGTCATGTTATTCTATAACATTCGTGCGTCGGGTGTCCTTCTGAGAGACCGACGTATTTGAGGGCTTCGCGCCGTGGTGGGCGCGGGCCCTTATTCTTTGGGGCGCGCCCTCACGCCACCGCTCGCTTATTTTGAATGTGGTACCAAGCCGAGCGGCCGACATGCTCGCTGTAGGCAGGCGGTATGGCCTCGGACATTTCGCCCAGGGTCGCCCAATCCATTCCCATAGCCTCTGACGCTGCGGACTTGTGCCCGCCCGCCCACACATCCTTTGTTCCGCGACCGCCGGCTGTTGCCGAACGCTTACGCGCATGCCCGCCGTAAACACCGATCACCGGGCTATCGTCGTGCCGATGTTCAGGCTGTGGAATGTGGAAATTGGCCTCGAACAGCCGGTGCCGCTGAAGGCGGCATCCCTGCGCTCCAAGCCCGAACATCGAACCGCAGAGCAGCACCGGATCTCGCATCGCCCACTTAGCGTCTTCGACGTTCTCTATGACCCAGAGCGTGTCGTGGCTATGCGGCCAAAGACGCTCACGGATGACGTCGATGAGTTGGGGCGCGCCTTTGGTTCCCGGCGCGTGCCGCAGCTCGGTGTACCCTTGGCATGGGGGTGACGCCCAGATGAAGTCGAACCCGCCCAGCGGGAACGTCAACGCATCGGCTTGATGAAACTCAAACGGGTACCGCGGCTGCGGCCTAATATCGACGCCGACAACCTCAAAGCCAGATTTAGCAAGCCCCATACTGGCGCCGCCTGCGCAGCAGAACAGGTCCAGCGCGCGAAGCTTCCTCATGCGGCAGCCTTCTCGCGTGCCATCCCCATCGACGGGCAGACGATGGGATCGCGCGTCATGCCGTAGACGTAATAGTCCACGCCGTGGGCCTCAGTGACCGCCCAAATCTCGACTGCGCCGCGCTTGAAGATCAGTTCCATCGCCCTGCTCCTGCTTTGGTTTGACCGTTATAACCGCATACGCTATAAGGGTCAATAACAGAATACGCTATGGAGGATGGTTTGACGCTCTCATTGGACTCGGGCACAAAGCCCCGCATGGGTCGCCCGCCGCTCAAGCGCAACATCGAAACCGTTGTGACCACCATCCGCCTGTCAGCGGACGTTGCCGCTCGCATTGACGAACTGGCGGGGCCGAACAAGCGCTCGGACTTCATCCGCGATGCTGTCGAACGCGAGCTGCGGCGCATCACTCGAAATCCTGCCAGCCAGCCCGACCGAGCCAAGTAGCGAAATGCGGGACAAACTTCCCGTCATCCTTGAACCGGAACGTCCGCTTATCGATCTGGCTATCCACGTAGGCTTTGACACCAGCCAGGATTTGATCAGCCGTCGCGCTCAGCTCCAACTCGATGAACTGCCCCGACGACTTGTCGAGAGTGCGCGTACGGTATCCACCCTTGATGATGGCGTCGTACTTGGAGCGGGCGATGGCCTTGCCGTCCTTGCGGGGCCAAGCCTTCCATACCGCTTCGAAATCACCCTTGGGGGCCGCGACCGGCGCAGGCTCAGGGAACAGGCGGGCAACGTTGCTCATCACTCCCCTCCCCGCTTCTTGTGCTGGATGATCCCGTGCCGAACGGTGGTGTGGTCCTTGCCAAACATCCTCCCGATCTGGGCCAGGCTGAAACCGTCCTCGCCTAGGAGGAAGAAAGCCCAGTTGCGCGCACGCACCACATCGGCAGAGCGACCCTTGCCGGCAATTTTGTAGGGCGATACGCCTGTCCTGCTGGCCACTGCAGTCACGATCCGGTTGACGCTCGGCTGGTTGAGGACCGCCCTCATTTTGGCTACCTCCTCGTCAGCCAGCTGCAGACCGTCTACGTCATGCAGCGAGAGGGACGACGACGAGGTAACGACGCGTCCGCTTGCTTTCAGTTTCGCACGCACAGCGGCAGTGCTTCGAACCGGAGTGGTTCTGTCAGCGTGGGCCTCTGCCATCGCCTGCACGAACCGCTCATCCATCTTCTGGATGGCCACTCTGACCAGCCCAGACGACGAGCGCTCCCCCTCCCAAAGACCAGATACATTCTCCATCACCACACCTCGCTTGCGTCATACCCGGCGAACGGGATCTTCCCCCGTGGCGTCAGGTTCATGCGTTTCTGATAGTCTTCGACAAATTGCTGGCGCTTCTGCTTGGCCCTGCCCAAGCCAGCCTTCCGGGCATGCTCAGATCTGGCGGTCGCCTTGTCATCGGCCCACACATCCGCCATCGTCCGCGTCGTGTTCCACGGCAGCGAGAAACCAGCCGGGACCGATGTCCCCTCAGCTACTGCGCTCCCTATGTGTTTAGGGGAGGAGGTCATGCCTTCTGCTCCAAAAACCGGTCGTAGTAGTGCTCTGAAGCTATCGTCAGCAGGCAAAGGCCGAATGGAGGCGAGCTATTGAACTTGGCGCCCTCATTGCCGGGAACGCCGAAGTTAATACGCCGCGGCAGAAAGCGGACTCGAACAAGCCCGTTTGGGAGGTCTCGGTGAGGCTCAACGTGTTCCTGCCACCACTTTTGTTCGGTGCGATTTGCTGGCAGCAGCATGGCCACGAAGCAGTCGCCGCCCTTGCACTCCAGCCAAGCCTTTTCCACCCAGGCCTTGATGTTTGAATAAGGCGGGTTGCACCAAACGCGCTCGCCTACCCACGGGGAGGACAACCCGTCGCTGTCGAGGTCATAGAACTTGCGGCACTTTGCGTTAGCGGCGTTTGCGGCAGCATCAAGAGTGAATTGGAAGAAAGCGTTGTACTCATCGAACAGCCACTGAGGCGTGATCCGCTCATCAACCGTATCGCTAGCGCCGCGCTTACCAACCTGCTGCGGGTGGTTGGTGGGGCTAAAGCCGATGAGGGTCATGTTAGGCTCCGGATTGCTGCGGCGGCGGCTTCGTTCTCTGCGGCTAGGAGCGCGTGAAGGAGAACACCCTCCGCGTCACCGCTTTCGCGCGCCAGTTCCTCGTGGTAGTGGTGCCCCGCCGCCCACGCATCCATGAGCCTCGCGCAGCGCTCTCGTTCGGCTCTGGCCTTAGCCGCTGCTCGGTCACACTCAGCCTGCTGACGCGCTGCTGCGTCCTTCGCCATCCGCCGCTCAACCTGCTCTTCGAAGTCGTCCGGGAGAGAGAGAACGCTCATGCCTCTTCCCTCACAGGGTTGGAGAGGTGATGCTGGAAGTGAGCGGATATGTCGTCTGATTGGGTAATGAGGGGACGGAAACACTCGATGCCCCACGACGCTTCGTGGCCATCCAAGCAGATATGGCCGATCACCTCTGCCAGCCGGATGCAATCTCCGGGCGGCACCGGGTCGATCTCTCGAATCGTGTAGACAGAGTTGACATGCGGGTGGTTGACGCCTTCGACTTCTGCACGCGGGAAGTTCTTGACGCACACCACCTTCGCGCCGCGATAGGCCCAGCTCGGAATGCTCATAACGCCCTCCGTACAGCGCGGGCCTTGGCGGCTTCCCGCTGCTCATCCGTCATGTGAACCGACATGATCTCGAGTTCCATTCGGCGGTCAGCGCGTAGCTGGCGGGCCGCTCGGTTCTCTGACTTCGTTGCTGCATGCCAGCGAGGCTGGACGTGAAGCGGCTTGGGACGAAAGAAGATCGGGAGGAAGTTCATCAGAGCGGCCCCTGCTGATGGGTGAGGTTAGGAGGCGGGTTGCCAGCGGGTGACCGCTGTAGCGGCGGCGATGACGCTCCAGATGGCTGCGGCGACCCACCAGAGCCAGATAAGGTCTGCCACGAAGAGGTGCTGCGGCTGGGCTCCGCTAGCCTTCTCAGCGCAGTCCAACGCCACCAGCGCACAGGCTACGGTCCAAGACAGTCTCATTCATCTTCTCCGTGTTGATGGGTTAGACGGCGAGATCGTCGGCGCTATCAGCGACCGTCTCGTTTCGAAGCTCGGGAGCGATCAACAGCGCCAGCCACCGCGCGGAGCGCAGCAGCGAACGCGCTGTAGAAATCCGAATTGACGCCCATAAGGAGAGCGTCGGCGCTGTTGATGAGCGCATCGACGTCTCTGATTTCTTCACGGCCATATTGGATCCCCGCAACTTCCTCGATGCGCCGCAATTCCCGCGGCTTGATGCTCGCGCGCTCGTCTCCGTACCAAACCGTCCTGGCTCGGCTGAACTTCCACCCCAAGGCAGTGGCGGCCTTGCGGATGCGCGTTTCGACAAACTGTGAACTACCGACCGGTGCGATGCGTTCTTGAAGCGCATTTGACGCCCACGCGATCTCAGACATTTCTGATTTCTCCGACGATGATTTGGACATTTACGAAGTCTCCTTGCCTAGGTTCGGGTCCTAGGCAGCTGGAGACTTGGAAATGACGTTTCGAACCCTTGGCGACGCACTTTCGGACGCACTCGCTCAGGGTATGGTTGTTGGCGAGATGGCGGCTGCAACCGCCTCTCAGCCCAAAAGGACCGCGAGCGCGAAGCCCGCGGCCAAGTCTAGGGAGGCTGGCTCGGTGCCAGTTAGCCCGCCCGCGTACAAAGTTCCCGCGAGCAGGTGGGAGTACACAGCTACCAAAGCCGGAGCGCCCCACTCCGAGGCTGTGTACTGCCATCTGCGCGTGATCGAGGGTGGCCGGACGACGAAGGGGAGGAAGCTCCGCCGTCCGGCCTTTCGCTCGAGCCCCGAGGGAGAGGCGAGCAAACTCGTTGTGGTTGGGGGCCGCGATCATGCCGCCGACCTATCAAAAACTGGCGTCTCGATGCGCTCCAGAAACTCCTGACGCGCCTCGGCCGATGCCTTGTTCCATGCCGACATAAGAGCCGCCACCTGCCGCTCTTGAGCGGCCTCGTCGTTCAGCGGGGCGTCGGCCACCTTGATCTTGGTACGGGCCTGCATAGCGACCCGCTCTTGATGACGAAGATGCAGGAGGTCGCGTTGAGCTGCCCGAAACTGTTCGCTCCCCGGCATCGCCTTGAGCTTGTCCAGATAGGTGCCCGTGTCGAGCTTGGTGCCTGCGATAAGGTCCATAACCTCGGGCAGGATCTTCTGGCCGCGCTCGGCATCACGGCGCACTGTGCGCTCATCCACGCCGGAGAGGGCGGCGGTGCTGGCTGCGAACGACTGAACAGCGGACAACTTGTCCACCGTCGCGTTGCCCTTACCGCCAGCAACGTGCTCCGCCGTCTCGGGATACAGCTCGAGATAGATGGCCTTGCGGCGTGCGGTCTGGCGAGCCCGGTCGGACGGCGTCAACTCCGCCCGACACAGGTTCTCATCGATCATCGCCAACTCGGCGTGCAGATCGTCATCGGCTACAATATCGGCCGGGATGTCGACCAGCCCCAGGCTCTTGCAAGCTTCAAGCCGGTGCACGCCAGCGATGACCTCCCAACCATCCCCGGCAACACGGACACGGATAGGGTTGATCAGCCCAACATTGGCGATGCTCTCGGCCAATCCGACGACAGTCTCGGCATTGATGGCGCGGGCATCGTCGCGGGCAATGATCTTGTTGATCGGGAGGTCGGTGGACATTTACGACTCCAGCATCGGGAGTTCGCCACCGGTCAGGCGGAACGCCACACGCGCCGTCTCGCCGCGCCGATGCGCGTTCCATGCCCTGAAGAGCAACTCAACACGCTCTTCGACGCTGAGAATGCGCCGTTCGGCAATCAGGCGGTTGCGCGCGTTCAGGATAGGGTCGCCGCGCTTCAGATTATCGCCCTCAATGAGGGCATCGAAAAAGAAGGTCACGTCGATGTCGTTGGCGACCGTCTTGAAGGCAAAGTGGCAGAACGCCAGCATCGCGATGGATGCGACCGCCTTAGCCTTGGAGCCTTTCGAGCCAACCGCGAGAATGGCCCGGATGATGCCGGGGTTCTGCTCCACCGTGGCCATCAGCTCGACACGGGTCGGGGCCTTCACCCCGCTGTGCTGAACGGAGCCATATTGGCGCCACTGCCAAAGGAGCCGCGCCGCAGCTGCGAGAACGATAGTGTTCGCGTGGCCGTGCAGCGCAAGGTCGTCGCCGGGGGAGCGGGCCGTTCCGTGATCAAGCGTGTCGCGGCTGTCGCGATCAACGCCGAACACTACGAGCATGTCGACGGACACCTTCGACTGGATGACCGCAGCGCAACGATGCTGCCCGTCGTTGAGCCGACCTTCACGAGACACGATGATGGGCTCGCCGTTGAGCTTCCAACTCCCGGCTGCCATGTCGCGGGAAAAATCCTCGACGCGGCGCACCTTGAGTTTTCGATTGCCCTCGTTGCGGCCCAAAAGAACCTCGGCAAGCTCCGGGCTCATGGTAACCATTTGAGCGGATACCGCTCCGGCCGACTTCGCGACCTGTTCGTCAAGCCACAACTGGGCTCGGCGCAGGGCGGAAACACTGTGAAACTTCTGCGTAGGCGCGTTGGCTGCCTTGCCCTCTGTCGGGCGTTCAGCTACATTCAGCATTGCATTATCCTGAATTTGGGCAGCGCTAGCTTCGGCTTCGCTGCCCTTTCCTTTGGGCGCGTCCGAAGCCGCGATTTGTTTGCGCATGGCCTGAGCCGCAGAGATGAGACGGGCGCCGGCGTTGCTCATGCCAGCACCGCGATGCACGCGAGCCAGAACGCCACGATGGCCATACCGGTGAGGAAGATTGGGGTGCTCATTGCGCACCAGCCCGGATGGCAACCGCGAAGCTGCGGTGCAGTTCAGCCATCGTCTTGTTGGAGACGCCGATAGTGCCGCCCTCTTCCAAGATGCGCTCGATCGCGGCTTCTAGCTTGTCGGCCTGAGCCTCATGCCATACGGCAATCCGCTCGCGCTCTGCCGCCGCGCCTGCCAGCCACTCAGCAGAGTGTTCGGTCATGCTGCGGCCTTCAGCAGCTCGTTGATGCGGCGCTCGAGAGCGGCGAGCGTCAGTTTGTTCTTGGGAAGCGCGTTGTCATGTTCCCAGCCCCACACTGTGGTCTGGTTCACGCCGATCTCGCGGGCAAAAGCTGCCTGTGAGAGTCCGAGCTTTGCGCGTGCCGCCTTGAGGTCTAGAATAGTGATCATTGCGGCACTATGGATTTCCCATAGGACAATGTCAATGGGTTTTCCGTAGGCTCCTATGGCATGGTGCCGCCGCTATGACCGAGATTAACGAACGCCTAATCATTGCTCGCGAAAGGGCTGGTTATGAAACCGCCGCTGACGCCGCACGGGCGCTAGGTGTTAAGGAGCCGACCTACTACTCTCACGAAAACGGCACTAGCGGCATCCGAACCCCGGTCGCGGAAAAATACGCTAGGAAATTCAAGGTCTCGCTAATGTGGCTGCTCACCGGCCAGGGGGAGATTTCCCCAAACGGGGTTGAACCCTACGAAATAGATGTTGCGGGCTTGCCCCTTCTCGGTACTATCCAAGCTGGGCATTGGTTGGAGACAACCGACGCTATTGAAGGGGCTAATAACGAGATGGTGCCGGTCGTTAGAGACCCGCGCTTTCCACATGCAAAACAATACACGCTGCGGGTCGTAGGCGACTCGATGGATCTGGATTACCCAGACGGCAGCACAGTTACATGCGTCGACTTTGCGGACAGTGGACTGGCGTTGGTAGAGGGGATGCTCCTCCACGTTGAGCGGCAACGGGCCGGGGGGCAGTTAGTCGAGATCACGCTCAAGGCGGCAGAGCGCCGAAAGGGCGGCTGGTATCTTGTGCCGCACAGCTCGAACCCGAAGCACCAGGCGTTTCCGCTGAATGGCTCGGATGGCGAAACCGAGGTCATCGCACGAGGCGTTGTTGTGGGCGGTTATAGCCCGCGCGCCCTGCCCAAATCCAAGAACTGATTCTTAGCGCCGTTCCATCGGTGGATCATTACTGCTCACGTCCTATGGATTTTCCATAAACACGCTTGACAGCCGTCTATGGATTTTCCATACTCTCCCCATACCAAGCAGCACCGCACCAGGTGCCAGATGATGGGGACAGACAGATGCACAAGACAGCCGCCGAGTGGTCGAAGGTTAGAGCGCAGGCTGTGACTTCTGGCAGCGTCGCGCAGGCAACCAACGTCCTGCAGATGGCTCTGGATGACATCGCATCGCTCGCCGCCAAGCCAGAGCTGCGCGCCGCTGACTGCACCACCACCAAGGATTGGGAACAGTGGGCTCGTGAGCGTCGCGAGTACGAAGAGCCCTACGGCGCTATCGGTGGGAGGTACTGAGGGATGGCCTGCAAGTGCGCAGATAACATCGACGCCAAGTTGGAGCAGCACAACACGCGCCTTGAGCGGGCGATGCTGTTTGACAAAACGGGGCGTGAAAACAACCCGGACCTGATGATCCGGACCTACCAGATCGAAACTGGCCGCGGCAAACCAAAGGCCAAGGCCATGTTCATCACCTACTGCCCGTTCTGCGGCACAAAATACGAGGCCGCGTGAATGGCCCGCGTTCCCCACCAAGAAGGCCACTACTGGGCCAAACTGACCAATCCGTCAGGCGTGTCTGACGAGGATGCCGAGAACTGGCGTTCGGTGAACTGGGAGGTCGTGCAGGTCTTCGACAACAACGGCGAGGGCGCCGAAAAGTGGCGCGTGTTTGTCCCCGGCATCGGCCCGACCTTCTCCTTCGAGGACTTCGTCTGGGGCCCGTTCATTCCGCAATACACGGGAGCCAAGTGATGGACCGCTACACCGGATTTGCGCCCTGCCTCGCTTGCGACGGTTACGGCGAATGGGACGAAGGTCCATTGCCTGCCAGCAGCGGCGCCAGCGAGCCCAACTATCGGCAGTGCATCTGCCGGGAGTGCGGCGGCCGTGGCTGGATTTGGCACACGATGGAGCACCCCCGCACCCTCGATGACCTTGAAAACGAGGAATGGTCTGCGGACACCGCAGCTTGGGTTGCCAGCATTGGCGAGCTTGTCAGTGGGAGGGCCGCATGAGCCACAAACTTCCAACCGAACGCTGGGTACTGCAGCCAGAGACATTCGCCCCCCGCATGTTTGTCACCCGAGAGGACGCTGGAAGCGACGAGCCCGCGATCGCCATCGTAATCGACAGACGGTATGCCGCCATGATCGCGGCAGCTCCGGAAATGTTCCGGGCGCTCAGCGAAGCTGTCGACCTCATCGAAAACCACACGATGTTCGACGCGGCGCCTATGCACGCGCTGCTCGCCAAGGCCCGCATCCCCGATATCCAGATCAAAGGAGCAGCGTAGATGAAAGACCGCGTGAACTACGATTTGGAGACGATGGCCATTGAGGTGATCAACCTCTGCGACCCGCAGCCGAAGAACATCAAGCAGACACTCATCGGCGCGCTGCGTGGCGCCTACTCCATGGGCTCGGCTGGCATTTCCTACAGCGAGTTGCGCGACCGCCAGGAGCGCGAACGCGCGAGGGCTCGGTCATGAGCGCCGTCCCCCTCCTCCCCTCTCCCCTCCCCATAAAGCCAGCACCGACCGCGCGAGCTAAGTTCACCGTTGTTGCTGACGAACGGGGTGAATGGATCTGGGCTGAGCGTCCTACGCCGGCTCAGGATGCCGCCTGGATTGCTCAGCAGCTCGAATGGCGGGCCCGGTCCATCTCGTTCGCCAAGAGCCTCAGCAAGCAGTCCGTCCAGTACTTCCGCTGGGCTGAGGAAGAAACCAACCCGAACCGCGCAGCTCACTATGCCGCTGAAGGCCGCAGGCTCCGCCGCAAGGCTCGTGAGTACCTGCGCGAAGCAAGGAACAGGAGCGTCTGAAATGGCTGAGATCATCGCTCACGACGTAGCATACACGGTTCGGGCCATCGACAACATGCTTGTCGCTCACCCCGAGCTGGT